GGGTTTGTGCCCCACATATGTCCTGTCTCACGTCGTCCGTTACGAGCAACCTGCTTGTCTGCGGCCTCACGGTTGAACATACCACGTTCACCGGATTTGCTATCATATAGTGCGAGCCATTCACGCATAAATGTGCCCATCTCTGGCTTTGATTTGTAAGCTACAGAATTATTAGCCAACGCACGTTGTGGTTCTGTTTCCCACCACTGACCAGATTTAGCATGTGCCATTTGATCATCGTTCAGATTCGATAAGCTAATCAAAGCAGAGCGACGCACACCACCAACAACTACAACCTCACCGATCTTACACATGATATCGTGACACTCAATCGGAAACAAACGTCTGCCACTTGCTTTCTTAAATAACTTAACAGTAAAATCAAACAGGTCAAGCAACGGCTGTGGTCCACTTGCACGACCCCCCATAATTTTTAACTTTGCACCAGCCTCACGAACTTCAGACACATCCCACGTTGGAACTTGTCCTGCATACAATAAAGCAATCAACTCACGTAAAGCTTTTGCCCATCCCGGCTTACTATCCGCTACCCTGATAATGATGCTAGAATCGCCAAAATTCCCACTAACGACAGGAAGTCTATCAACATTTTCTCTCTCCACACTAAAACCAACACCTGTGCCACACATAAGAATGTACATGCACTCATCAAACGCACGAGGACTATCAACGGGTATGTAACTACAGTTGTAACCACAAATATTGTCACGGGACAAAGCTGGACCTGCTGTCATCATGGCTCTCATACTTGGCATCACATCTAAGCTAAGTATGCCATCACGCAGTTCATTCACTGTTTTGTCATCCAGCTTTATGTTATGCTTCATCAACACCTGATCCTGCATGAAACCAATGTATCGGTCTACAGTTTCATCCCAGTTCTCTCTGCGTTGCTTATCATCAATCCACCGTGCATATCGTGACTTATGAATGAATTGTTGATATGGTGTTGGTAACATGTTGTTCATATTTTATCTCCCTTTGTTTCAATTAGTTTGTTGAGGTACCACTGCGCTTTTTTGAGATCTTCGATACCGTTTTTGTATCTGTAACGCCAGATGTATTTGATGATGTTTCCTTGCAGGTAGTATTCAAATCCATTGTCTGTCGCCGCCGCGATTGCTTCAATGCATTCGACACCTGCCTGATTGTAGTGTGCCGGACTGTTGACGACATCGACTCCCCCATATGCTTCTTTACCAGCTTGCTCCATGCGTTCCATAAGCTTCATGTAATCTTCGTGTCTCATACGTTATTGTTTCTTTCCAAAATCTACCCTAACAACATTGTCTTGAACAAGTTGAACGACATTTTCATCCTCTATATCTTCTTCTTCAATAATTTCTTCACCCGTTATACGAAACTGTATGGTAGCCAAGCCGTTATCATGCACATCATCCGTGTGATTTCTTATAAGATCTATGGCTCCTTCATGCACCACCATAGCAGGGCTGTAATCCTCATCCTTCTCATACTTTTTACCCGTTGTATCATAAGCGGATAAAGTAAACTCGTTGTCTCCAGAAGGACGCAATATAATATAATATCTGTCAGGAAGTAGAGATACTAATTCCATAGACTTTTCCATACTACTATCATCACTCATTTCTTGTACCAATCTGTTGGGATAGAACCTTCAGCCCACTGAAAGCCATGTCGTTCACACCAAGAAGCATACGTTGTCTTGCTGCCTTTGTAAATTTTATTTTGTGCGCGTACAAAAACAAACCGTATATCTAACTTAGGGTGTTGTTTCTTTATGAGCACCATCTTTACCCTATCATCTTTAGTCAGATGACCTTTTGCTTCGACGTATATGTCGCTTTCAGTCAGGTAAAAGTCAGGTGTATAGTTGCGTGGTTGTGGTATGTATTGAAACTTTATTGTTTCATACTCAAACGGCACACCATTATCCGTAAGAGTACGAGCCAAATTCAATTCAAACTGTGATCTGTACCCCGCTTTTTTCAAAACACAACCCCTATTGAACTTAATCTTTTTGCTGCGTAACTTGCCAGTTTCGGGGACAGTTTTTCTATACTCGTAAGTTCTTTTGTCAATGGGCGTATCGGAACGCATACAATAGCTCCTGACTGTGCTGTTCTGCTTATGATCTGTAACTCTGATTCTATCCTTCTAATGTCACGGGACTCTGTATCCACGTTCAAACTACCAGAGTCTGTATAATTATTAACTAAGGTAAGAGGTAACCCCTTTTCGCTTTGACGAAGAAGGACTACTCTTCTCTCCCCACCATGATTCAAGTTAGACTCTATAAAGACTTGATACATACCTTTATTCATGTCCATCAACTCAAGATCATATTCTCTTGTAAACAGGTAAGGCATCAGATTGATTTCTTTTTTAAAGTAGAATACCATACTTGTGGTGGATTTTTTGCTCGTGATGTAACACGGTTATGTAATATGGCGTTAGGCCAGCAATGATATCTGTAACCACACAGGTTGCATTCACGAGGCAAGAGCTTGTTTCCTGTGTCTATAATTACACCATCCCGCTTGTAAGTTTCAGCTTCCGCCTTATACGGCTTGAAAGGTTTTACTTCAGGGTTAGATAGGAAACGAACCCGTTTCTTTGCATCCTCAAGATACTCTGCCTTGTCATCCTCAGACCAGTCAGGAACCTCAACCATAGCCACCTGACCATCAGACTTATTAACAACAATCCACCCGCCAAAAGGTAAATTAACTGATTCAGCATACAAGAAGCCTTGCATGACATAACCAAAGGGATCATCTTCCTTCAGCTTGTCATAGCCACCCATACCTGTAAACTTGTATTTGTATGCCCAGTCACTTGCAGACTTGACATCCCAGACTTTCTCCTGCCCAAGCTCATCACGTATGATAACGTCAAGTGTCCCTTTCACAAGCACACCATCTATCGTGAGATCTACAGCCTTTTGAAAGTCAACTATATCGACCCCGGCCTCTCGCATGACAAGCATAAGAGCAGCTTCTGTAAGGTCACCGAAGAAGAATCTGAACAGAGCGTTGTAGTCCATCTCCTCTTTGATGCCGTGTTTTTCTAACACCTGTTGACAGAGAGGACGACCCAGTCCTGACATACGTATACGAAAATCACCACGTTCCCGTGAAAGTTGCTTACGTGCAGACTCTTCACAATCAGTGGCAAACTGTGAAAGGTTAGGCAGGGAGACTTTTACATCCCCCTGCCCTGCCCTTAAAAGGTAGTCTTGTATTTTAAGCAGCGTTAGCATCGTTGAAGTCTGCTGCTAGATCAATGTCGTCATCGTCAGCGATAAGCTTTACAGCTTCACGATACTGGTTCATTACAGATTCATTATGACCTTTGACAGTGTCAACAAACATGGTCATCAACTCTTTATCTTCTTGCGTTATTGGAACATCACCAACTAACTTTGGCACAGGAGTCCAAAATGTTACGCTACCATTTTTGTGGCGGTGTGTGGTAAGAGAGATGTCACAAACTTGCATAAGCTTCTTTTGTTTTGCCAAGCTGGCAATAAAGTCACCCACTGGCTTATAACCAGATCTCTTAAAGTAAGCGATCATTGGCTGATCCTTTACTTTTACTTCAGTCCCATCTGCTGTTCTAAAGTCACCAGATATCTTTCCATAGATAACTTGGTTACATACGACTGCACGAGATCTAAGATAAGCAGGATCATCTTTTGGTAGTGCCTCTTCTTCTTCTTTTGTCAACCTACCAGCCTTGTTGATACCATCAGTTGATGGGAACATACCAGATAGTGTTGGATTCTGCACAGATTTAGAAGCAAAGGTTCCAGTCTCCTGATCCCACAAGCTATACTCAAACATGCGCAGTATAAATCTTACGTTAACTTGTTCAGCATAGATAAACCTACCATCAAGGTACATCTTCCACGCACCACGAGGCAAGGTTTGACCATCCTCAGTTTCTGCATCGTAGTTAATATTAAGACGGGGCAAACCAACTTGACGGTTTGAGTTACCACCCTGTCCACTTGCTTCCATAAAGGTTTCCATATCGTCACTGTTAAATGCATTAACAATCGCGTCCATATCGTTCATGTTCATTACGTCTGTCCCTATCATGTCCTTCTCCTTATTTAGGGTTACAGTATAGATTCTATAGATCTACTTCTTCTAAGTCAAGCCAATTTTTACCTATTTTTAATTCAATTCCGACAGGCATGTCGTACTCAACACCATACCTGTTCATGGTCTGTGCGGGTAAGTTTTGCATACAATGAGCTAACAGATTGATACAGCCATCTTTTTCATCTGGATGCACATCCAAAACAATCGAGTCATGCACAGTGTTGCAGATTACAGATTTCATTTTTCTACAGCGCATCATCTTATCAAGCTGTATAAGGGCCATAGGTAACAAGTCTGCTGTAGCAAATCCCTGCACAGGATAGTTGCAGATCGCAGTCCTGTTGGTTGCCGTGCCCCACTCAGTCCAACGTGCAGAGGGGAAAGCGTATTGTCTACCGCTTGGTAAAGTTATCTCCTTTTTACTGACAGCCTCTTTCTGCAGTTCCTTGTGCCATTCAGTAACACCCTCATACTTTTCCTTAAACGCTCTGTAATAGCGTTGCTGATCATCTGTGCCCGTGACCCCGCCATATAATGGTTTGAACGTGTGTGCCTTTGCTTCTTGACGTGAGCATCCGATAACACTTGCAGTATAGCTATGAACATCTGTACCATCCTCTACATCTTTATATGTCTGACTGTCCTTTGCAAGAAAGCCAGCTACCCTGAACTCTAGTTGCGAGTAATCCCCTTCAAGTATAAGACCCCCCGGAAAACGGCTCTCGACCACCTTCCGTATAGCGAAGGTATTTCCACGTGGCATATTCTGAAAGTTAGGATTGCG